TCCCAATGGAGTGGAACTACGAAGGATTTATTGATGAGCACGGAAGCCCAGTCTTCGATACTCCGGATCATGAAGTCTTCGATCCACATGGGGAATTAATAGACATAGGAGTTGTAGACAGTTGGCAAAATGAAGCTGACGGTTTGAAAAACGATCAAGATGCTTTAAATGAATTTTACAGGCAGTTTCCAAGAACTACTGAGCATGCGTTTAGAGATGAAACTAAAAACAGTATATTTAACTTAGTCAAACTATACGAACAAATAGATTACAACGAAGATCTTTCTACAACTTTACCAATAACAACTGGTAATTTTCAGTGGATCAATGGTGTTAAAGACAGTAACGTTATATTTTATCCAGACCCAAAAGGTAGATTTAAAGTTAGCTGGGTACCACCACAAAACTTACAAAACAAAGTTGTAATTAAAAATGGTGTTAAATACCCAGGTAATGAACACATGGGTGCGTTTGGCTGCGATAGTTATGATATATCAGGAACTGTAGATGGTGTAGGTTCTAAAGGCGCTTTGCATGGGTTGACAAAGTTTAGTATGGAAGAAGCACCATCAAACATGATGTTTTTAGAATACTTAGCTAGACCACAAACCGCAGAGATATTCTTTGAAGACGTTCTAATGGCGTTAGTATTTTACGGGATGCCTATACTCGCAGAAAACAATAAACCTCGTCTATTGTATTATTTACGAAGACGTGGTTACAGAGGTTTTAGTATGAATAGACCTGACAAAGTGTGGAACAAACTATCTACAGCAGAAAAAGAAGTAGGTGGAATACCAAACTCAAGTGAAGATATAAAGCAAGCTCACGCAGCGGCAATTGAAATGTACATACAAGACCATGTAGGGTTAAAGCAAGATGGTAGTTATGGGACAATGTATTTTAATGACTTGCTTAATGACTGGGCTAAATTTGATATAAATAAAAGAACAAAATTTGATGCTGCTATTAGTTCTGGATTAGCTATTATGGCATGCAATAGACATCTTTACAGACCAAATGCACCAACAACAAAACCTAAACTAAACATAAGTATTGCTAGGTATAAAAACACAGGTAGTACATCTAAATTAATTAAAGAATAAATATGGCAGAGTCTGTTATAACAAGTTATTTTCCCTCTCAAGTCGTTAGTGATGACGAAAAGCAAACTATTGAATACGGTTTAAAGGTTGCTAGAGCTATTGAACATGAGTGGTTTCATATGGATAGAGGTTCTAATAAGTATAGAACTAATCATAATAATTTTCACAAGCTAAGGTTGTATGCTAGAGGAGAACAATCAATACAAAAATATAAAGATGAATTATCTATTAACGGTGATTTATCATATCTTAATTTAGACTGGAAACCAGTACCTATTATACCTAAGTTTGTTGATATAGTTGTAAATGGTATAGCCGAAAGAACTTTTGATATAAAAGCTTATTCTCAAGATCCTTACGGTGTTGATAAAAGAACTAAGTATATGCAGGATATACTAGAAGACATGATGACTAAAGACTATAAAAATGGTGTCATGCAAGCAACAGGTATAGACTTATATAAGAGCGATGTAGAAACCTTGCCAGAAACTAAAGAGGAGTTAGATCTTCACATGCAATTAACATACAAGCAGTCTATTGAGTTAGCTGAAGAGCAAGCTCTTAATATAATGTTAGAAGGTAATAGATATGAGCTTACCAAAAAAAGATTTTATTATGATTTAACGGTTTTAGGTATTGGAGCTGTAAAAACAAGTTTCAACACTTCTGAAGGTGTTGTTATTGATTATGTCGACCCTGTTAACTTAGTTTATTCGTATACAGAGTCACCTTACTTTGATGATATATATTACGTTGGAGAGGTAAAGTCAATACCTATAAACGAACTAATAAAACAGTTTCCGAACTTAACAGTATCAGAGTTAGAGGATATAACAAAAAACAAATCACACAACAAGAGTAATTTCAACACAGGTCATTCAATGCCTGAAGAAGATAATAATAAAGTTCAAGTTTTATATTTTAATTATAAAACTTATATGAACCAGGTTTATAAAATAAAACAAACAGGAACTGGAGCTGACAAAGCAATAGAAAAAAATGATAAGTTTAATCCACCCAAAAGTCTTGATGGAAGTTTTGAAAGGATTGCAAATAAAATAGAAACTCTTTACGATGGTGCTGTTATAGTAGGTACTGACAAAGTTTTAAAATGGGAGTTAGCTAAAAACATGTTAAGACCTAAAAGTGATTATACTAAAGTTAAAATGAACTACAGTATTGTTGCTCCACGTATGTACAAAGGTAGAATAGAAAGTTTAGTTAGTCGTATAACTGGTTTTGCTGACATGATACAGCTTACACATTTAAAACTACAACAGGTGATGTCTAGAATGGTTCCAGATGGAATATACCTAGATGCAGATGGACTTGCTGAAATAGATTTAGGCAACGGAACAAACTATAACCCGCAAGAAGCTTTAAACATGTTTTTCCAAACAGGTAGTATCATAGGTAGATCGTTTACATCTGATGGTGATATGAACCCAGGTAAAATACCAATACAAGAAATACAGTCTGGAAACGGAGGTGCTAAAATGCAAAGTTTAATAGGTACTTACAATTATTATCTACAAATGATAAGAGATGTTACCGGACTTAACGAAGCAAGAGACGCTGCAACTCCAGATAAAAATGCTTTAGTTGGTGTACAAAAACTAGCCGCGGCAAATAGTAATACAGCTACAAGACACATATTGCAAGCTGGTTTGTTTTTAACACAAGACACCGCTGAGGCTCTTTCGTTAAGAATATCTGATATACTAGAGTACTCACCAACAAAAGATGCGTTTATACAACAAATAGGTGCTCACAACGTTGGTACACTAGAAGAGTTAAAAGAGTTACACTTGTATGATTTTGGTATATTTTTAGAATTAATGCCTGATGAAGAAGAAAAAGCTATGCTTGAAAATAATATTCAAATGGCTTTACAGCAACAACTTATAGAACTTTCTGACGCTATTGATCTTAGAGAAATTAAAAATATAAAACTAGCAAATCAATTATTAAAAATACGTAGAGTCAAAAAACAGGCTAAAGACCAACAAATGCAACAACAAAACATTCAAGCTCAATCACAAGCTAATGTACAAGCGCAACAAGCCTCTGCTCAAATGGAAGTGCAGAAAGAACAAGCTAAAACAGCTGCTACGGGTGAGTTAGAAACTTTAAAAGCAAGCTTAGATGGTCAGAAAATGGTTCAAGAAGCTGAAATTAAAAAACAACTTATGCAGGTTGAGTTTGGTTACAACATGCAGCTTAGATCAATGGACACTCAAACCAAACAAATGAACGAAAAAGAAAAGGAAGATCGTAAAGATCAAAGAACAAAAATACAAGCCACTCAACAAAGTGAAATGATAGACCAAAGAAATAGTGGAAAACCACCTAAAAACTTTGAGTCTTCAGGTAATGATATATTAGGAGGCGGTTTTGATTTAGGTAGCTTTGATCCTAGATAACAATTATTAATTATTATTATATTATATTATGGAAGAAAACGTAGAAAACGTAGTTGAAGAAACTACACAACCAACTGAACAACCAGTTAAAGAAACTAAAAAACCAAAATTTAATGAAGACGGCGATTACGTTGTTGATTTAAGCAAACCAAAAGAAGATGAAACTAAAAAAGATAACCCTGTCGACAAGGGAGTGGCTGGAGTCGATGAAAATGCCGATGCCACAGAAAAACAAGAAGAAGTACAACCGGAAGCTGAAGCACAAGAAGCTCCAGTATTAGAAGAAATTACTGAAGAAGAGGTTCAAGAACAAACAGAAGAATTAACTGAAGAAGTTGAAGAAGCTGTAGCTCAAGCTGAACAAACTGGAACACCTTTACCAGAGAATTTACAAAAAGTTGTAGATTTTATGGAAGAAACTGGTGGTACACTAGAAGATTATGTAAGACTCAATCAAGATTTTTCAAGTTATGATGACATGACTATATTAAGAGAGTATTACAAACAAACTAAATCTCACTTAACTGACGATGAAGTTAGTTTTTTAATAGAAGACTCATTTTCATATGATGAAGAAGAAGACGAGGCAAGAGAGATTAAAAAGAAAAAGATAGCGTTAAAAGAGCAAGTTGCCAACGCTAAAGCCCACTTAGACGGGCAAAAGTCTAAATACTATGAAGAAATTAAAGCTGGTTCTAGGTTAACTACCGAACAACAAAAAGCTGTAAACTTCTTTAATAGATACAACAAAGAGTCAGAAGAAACTCAAAAAATAGCAAAAAAACAAACTGATACTTTTTTAAATAAAACTAATAATGTTTTTAACGATAAATTCAAAGGTTTTGAATACAGCGTCGGTGATAAAAAGTATAGGTTTAACGTGAAAAACGCTAGCGAGATTAAAGAAACCCAAAGTGATATTAATAATTTTGTCAAAAAGTTTTTGAACGAAAATAATGAAATGTCAGATGCTAAAGGTTACCACAAGTCTCTATATACAGCAATGAATCCCGATGCTATTGCTAATCATTTTTATCAACAAGGAAAAGCTGATGCTCTAAAAGAAAGTGTAGCAAAGGCTAAAAACGTAAGTATGGATCCTAGAAAATCTTTTTCTAATGATAATACAAGCGGTACTAAGTTTAGAGTGATTAGTGATGATTCTACTGGTTTTAAGTTTAAAATTAAAAACAAAAATAAATAATAAATTTAAAAAAAATAAATTATGGCAATTACAGGTGTAGGGCAAGCTGGTTATACTCCAGCACCCCTAAAACAAACGTTGATCACTAATTACATTGACTTTACAGCTAATGGAAATGGGTGGGCTCAACAATATTTACCAGACTTAATGGAAGCGGAAGCTGAAGTTTTTGGTAATAGAACAATTTCAGGTTTTTTAGCTCAAGTAGGAGCTGAAGAAGCTATGTCTGCTGATCAGGTTATATGGTCTGAGCAAGGTAGACTACATTTATCGTACAAAAGAATTACAATTGGTGGTTCTGGTAACGCAGGGACTTTAACTTTTGGTACTAATGCTACAGATGCTGATGGAAAAGATGTAACTAGCACAACTGGAGCAATATTTCATGGTATTAGAAAAGGAGACATGCTTTTAATATCACAAGCAGGAGTAACAAAAAGAGCTTACGTTACTAATGTAGCTGCTTCTGGTACTGGTGTTGCAAACGGTCTTGTTACTTTTGAGCGTTATGACGGTGAGGATTACGACGAAGGTACTATGGCTACTGGCGATGCTTCAGTATTAGTTTTTGGATCTGAGTACGCTAAAGGTGTTCAAGGTAGAGAAGGTGCTAACAAGCCGCAATTCTTACAAAGAAATAACAAGCCTATCATTTTAAAAGAAAAGTATGAGGTTTCAGGATCTGATGCTTCTCAAATTGGTTGGGTTGAAGTTTCTGGTGAAGACGGGCAAAGTGGCTACATGTGGTATTTAAAAGCTGCAGGTGATACTAAAGCTCGTTTTGCTGATTACTTAGAAATGGCAATGTTAGAAGCTGTAGATAATTCAGCTAACGACACTGCTGGTCACCAAGGTGGTACTATCACTGGTACTGAAGGTTTATTTGACGCTTTAGAAACTAGAGGTAACGTAGCTAACACAATGACTGCAATGGCAGACTACGATGAGTTAATTCACGAACTTGATGCTAACGGTGCTATCGAAGAAAACATGATGTTTATGGATAGAACTACTAGCTTACAGTTAGATGATATTTTAGCTGCTCAAAATTCTTATGGTTCTGGTGGTACTTCTTACGGGGTATTTAACAATTCAGAAGATATGGCATTAAACTTAGGGTTTACAGGTTTTAGAAGAGGTTCTTATGACTTCTACAAGTCTGATTTTAAATACCTAAATGATGCTTCTACTAGAGGGTTAATTAATTCTACTGATGCGGCTAACGCTATTAGAGGAATTTTAATTCCAGCTGGTGTATCAACTGTTTATGACCAAGGATTAGGTAAAAACATTAAAAGACCTTTCTTACATGTTAGATACAGAGCTTCTCAAATGGAAGATAGAAAAATGAAAACTTGGACTACTGGTTCAGTTGGAGCTGCTACTTCTGATTTAGACGCTATGGAAATGCACATGCTTTCTGAAAGATGTCTAGTTACTCAAGGTGCTAACAACTTTGTATTATTCAAAGGAGCTGCATAAGCATTATTATTTAAGGAGACTGGGATTAATTTCCCAGTCCCTTTATTTTTATTAATTTATATTATATTATATTATGGCAAAAAAACAAAAAACACAAGAGGTGGAGGCACCTATTGTTAAAACCCCAGTGGTTGAAACAAAAAAACCAACAAGAAAAGAACCTACTTATAAAACTGTTGACGGTTGGGAGTTAAAAGATAGAATGTACAAGTTAACAGGAGACAAGCAACCATTATCTCATTGGTTTAAAAGCAGGGGTTTGTATTATTTCGACGAAGAACTAGGTTATGAAAGAGAGATAATGTACTCTGAAAACCAAAAAACAGTTTTTGTAGACGAAATGAAAGGACAAGTTGTTAGAGGAAGAATTATTTTTAGAAATGGTATATTATCCGTACCTAAAAACAAAGTTACTCTTCAAAAAATGTTATCAATATATCACCCTCAAGCTGGAAACTCTTGGGTTGAAGTTTCTGAAAAGAAACAAGCCGTGGAAGACCTAGAAGATATAAACATAGAAATAGACGCTTTAATTGCGGCTAGACAAATGGATATAGACATGGCAGAAGCTATCATGAGGGTAGAATTAGGTTCTAAAGTTACAGAGATGAGTTCTAAGGAGCTTAAAAGAGATTTGTTGTTGTTTGCTAAGAATAACCCAGAGTTGTTTTTAGAATTAGCAAAAGACGATAACGTTCACCTTAGAAATATAGGTATTAAAGCAAATGAAATGGGTATTTTAAAACTTTCTGGTGATCAAAGAACTTTTATGTGGGGTTCTACCGATAGAAAAGTAATGAATGTTCCTTTTGATGAGCACCCGTACTCTGCGTTAGCAGCTTATTTTAAAACAGATGAAGGTATGGAAATACTTAAAACTATAGAAAAACGATTAAAATAATCAAACTGTAGGAGCAGTCGCTCTTCGGGGCGATTGCAAACTACAATAAAAAAATTATGGCAGTAAACGTAGACACGATATATCAAAGAGTATTAGCTATTGCAAACAAAGAGCAAAGAGGTTATATAACACCTCAAGAGTTTAACTTATTTGCAAATCAAGCTCAAGCACAAATATTTGAACAGTATTTTTACGATATAAATCAATTTAGTAGATTACCAGGGAACACAACGCCATATTCTGATATGTTGGAGTTGTTAGATGAAAAGCTGGCTGACTTAAGCTGCTCTTTTTATTCATTGACTGATGGTGCTTACCAAAGCTATGCAACAGGAACTAAAGGTACAGCTCAAGTGTTACCACCAGATTTATACAGATTAGGTACTGTTTGGTACTACTGGGATAACGATTATATAGAAGCAGAATATATACCACAAAACGAGTTTAGATATTACGCCAACTCTTCTTTGGCAAGACCTGCTAATGACCAACCTGTTTATACTAGAGATAAAGACGGTATAAAAGTATGGGGTCAAAATACTACTACAGCCCGTATAATACAAAGAAATACAAATGTTTTTATAGACTACGTTAAAATACCTGGTTATGGTGCAGATGCTGTAAACTGGGGTTATACAGAAATAAACGGAGCCGCACTTTACAACGCTACAAGTTCTAAAAACTTTCAACTACATGTTTCTGAGCAAGTTGAATTAGTTAATAAAATATTACAATTAGCTGGTATAGCTATAAAAGATCCATCAACATACCAAGCCGCAGCACAAGAAGACGCTAAGCAAGTTCAACAAGAAAAAATATAATAAATGGGATTATTTACACAAGAACAAAAAAGGTACTATACTAAAATACAAACTATAAATCAACAGGCTAGTGGCTTAACGCAGCTTAGTACATTTGATTTGTTAAACCCATTACCACCAACATCAAACGACCCTACTACAAATTCGTACAATACGGATATGGTTGTAAAAGTAAACGGTGTTGTATTAAGTAATATAAATTACTCTTATATAAAGGGAACACCTGAAATAGTTTTTGGTAGAAAAAGGTTAGTTAGAAGATCTGGTACTGGGGTGCAAATAGCTTCTAACGGTGGTACTTACGCAACAACAGGCGTTCAAGTTGGTGATGTTGCTGGTTCTATTATAACTTTAGCTGCTGAAAACACAACAATGCAAGTCGGTGACATTATAGCTATTGACCCTACTAGCAACGCTGCTTCACATACTACCACCTCTGTAGCTCAAGGAGATGGTACTAAAGTTTCGCCATCCGAAGCTATATCTATATATAAAATAGCTGATGACAATATTACTGTAACTTTAAATAAACCAGTTAGAATTGAAAACAGTACGTATATATACTTTTTTAGTTATAGTTGGATTAGTGATATAACAGACACATCTACGTCCGACTGGAGTCAAAATCATATACCAGTAACACAAGTATCTACTCAAGTTCCTCCTGGTGCTGTGATTGAAATATTCAACTCACACAACAACGAAACTGGTAACTACCAAAATATATCGCTAAAAGAAATTATAAATAACTTTATGGTTTCATACGTTGGTCAGGGTAAATTAATACAAAAAGTAAAAAGAGCTGATGTTGCTTTTCACGCAAGAAGAGCACAGCAAGAGTTGAGCTATGACACTTATAGATCTAATAAATCACAAGAGATAGAAATTCCTGATTCTTTAACTATGTTACTACCTCATGATTACGTTAATTATGTAAAGTTATCTTGGAGTGATTCTTCTGGTATAGAGCATGTTATATATCCTCAGTCTAAAACTAGTATCCCTACAG